ACTTTTATCTACAGATGGTTCTGGTAATTTATCATTTATAACTGTTTCATCAGAAGCACAATTTATTGCAGGATCTTTACCATTAGCAACAAATAAATCAACTACTGCAAGAACTGCAGTATCCATATCTAAAACTACTGGAGAAGTCGGAGCTTATCCAGTTTTAAACACATTTACTGGAAGCACAAGAACGATAACAACTACTTCCGCCGTTACTTCAAGTTTAGATGGATCTAGAGGAATAATAATAGTTAGAACTAATGCTACTACTACATTTTTTACAGGAGTTTTCACCCCAAGTGATGGCACTCCTGTTATAGGAAACACAAGTGTACAACTTACTTCCAATTTAGGAGGAGGTGGGCTTAATGAACAGGGTGTTGGGATTGCTATAGCTTACGATACAGATAGATTCCTTGGTTATACCGCTGCTTTTTCTAATACAGGAGGGGGAGATCCTTATGGAAGTGATGTACGATTGGTTTCTATGCAAGTTAATACAAGTGGAATAATAACGGTTGGTAATGTTACTGGAGGTGGTAGTATAACAGGGCAAGCCAGTAATTTTGGTATAGTAAATCAAACTACTTTTGTAGTTCAGGACCGTGTCATAGGATTAAATTCTAATTTGTCAACTTTAAATATATATGCAACTAATACTAGTGTTTCAAACACTAATTTATTAGGTATTCGAAATATATATCAAATATGCATGATGGGCACTGATACAGCTTATCGTCCAATAGATAACATAATTTATAGAGCAACCATAAATGCTACGACAAGACTTTTTTCAAATGGAATTTCAACTAATGCTAGTGTTAATTTTTTTAATAATACAGCTACTTGGTTTAAAGTAAGTAATACAAGATGGATGGCTTTTTATCAAAATGCAACTACTTTAGTTAGTGAATTTGCAACTTTTGATGTTAATAGTACTACGTTTGCATTTACAAGTATAAATTCTACTACAGCTAATTATAGTGGTTTTACTAAATTCATTGGAACAGCTTCCGAACAGATTTCGGGTTCAGTTAATTTAACTACAGGTATCTTAGATTATAATAATAGTGGTTTAGGATTTAATGTAAATACATTAGAGTTATCTACAAATGGAATAATAAAAGGATTTAATGTTGGTACATTTTTAGGCGTAAATTCAATAAATCCTTATGATTATTTTCAAGATCCAAATAATAGTACACAGGTTATTAATTATTTTGTTAATACTTCTACACAATATAAAAATTTACAAATAAATGCTGCCTCTACAGATCAATTTAATTATTGTGGTATAGCAACTGCTAATGATTCTACCACTCCAGTATCAATAATTCAAAGTGGAATTCAAGATGGCTATACAGGGTTAACAATAGGATCAACTCTATTTGCAAATTTTGACGGAACCCTAACTACTGTTTCTGCTCCAATAACTGTAGGGGCAGCACTTACAAGCACTCAAATACAAATAAGAAGTTTTAATATATGATAAATAAAACATTTAATTCATTCGAGGAAGGTAAAGAATATGTAAAAAATTTACTAGAAAAAACAGATTACGTTTGTTTAGTTGATGTTAAAGAACAATTATTAAATTATCAAGATTTTTTTAATTATAGGTTTATGTTAAGAAATTATATTATAAAGCCCTCATTTTCAATTATTTTACCAGAAGAGCCTACTCCTATTTGGAAATAGCACAAAACAAAGAGTTAAACTTAATTTAATGGTCATTTAACAATGGCTTAATATCTAGTATAATAGTTAATTATGCCATTAAAAAAGATACCACTACCTCCAGGCTTTGATAAGAATGATACAGCTTCTCAAGCAGAAGGTCGTTGGATTGATGGAGATAATGTACGTTTTCAATATGGATCTCCTGAAAAAATAGGTGGCTGGAGACAAATTAATACATCTATATTAGTAGGTGCAGGTAGAGACATACATTCTTATTTTGATTTAACCGGCAGACGTTATGCTGCTATTGGAACAAGTAAAGTTTTATACATTCTTTTTGAAAACGAATTTTATGACATTACGCCATTAGGAACAGCCTTAACAAGTTGTACCTATACATCAATTACAGGATCTACAACAGTTACAATTAATAAATCAGGACATGGTTTATTAGTTGGAGACTTAATTACATTCTCAAGTGTAACAACACCAGGTTCACCTACAACAAGTTTTACAGCAGCAAATTTTACAACTAATACTTTTGAAGTAAAAACAGTTCCAACCACTGCAACTTTTACTATTACTATGCCTGTTACAGAAACAGGAACAGGAGTTACTGCAGGTGGAACAATTACAACAAACCCTTATGTTACAGTGGGTCCCGTTTCTTCTACATTTGGTTATGGTTGGGGGGCCGGAACATTTGGATTATCTACTTGGAATACACCTAGATCAGTTTCTAATACAGATATTGAAGTGGGCTCGTGGTCCTTGGATAATTTTGGAGAGATATTAATAGCAACTATTAAAAATGGTTCAACATTTGAATGGGATCCTAACGCTGGAGCAGGAGTTAGCACACGTGCAACTATTATAGCAAATAATCCTACAGCTACAGTTTTAACAAGAGTATCTGATAGAGATAGACATTTAATTCATTTTGGAACTGAAACAACTATTGGTACACCTAGTACACAAGATCCAATGTTTATAAGATTTTCCGATCAAGAAGATATAGAAGTATATGAACCAACTTCTACTAACACTGCAGGTACATTTAGATTAGATAATGGTAGTAAGATTGTAGCTGCTGTTAAAGGTAAAGATTACATGTTAGTTTTAACAGATGAGGCTGCTTACACCATGCAGTTTGTAGGTCCTCCTTTTACTTTTAGTATAAGACAGGTTGGCTCTAATTGTGGATGTATTGGACAACATGCTGCAGTATTCGTAGATGGTGCAGTTTACTGGATGGGGGACTCTGGTAACTTCTTTGTATTTGATGGAACAGTTAAAACATTACCTTGCTCTGTTGAAGATTTTGTATTTACCATACAAGGTGATAGTTTAGGTATTAATTTTACACAAGGAGAAATGGTATTTGCAGGACATAATAGTTTATATACAGAAATTAATTGGTTTTATCCAAAAGCAAACTCAACACAAATAGATAGAGTTGTTACATATAATTATGAAGAAAAAACTTGGTCTACAGGCACACTCGCAAGAACAACATATGAAGATTCACATGTTTTTCAAAACCCAGCTGCAACAAAATTTGAAACAACTATAACACCTAATACTCCTACTATTAATGGAGTAAGTGTTGGAGGAAGTTATGTATTTGAACATGAGATTGGAGTTAACGAAGTATTTAATTTAACAAGCGTAAGTACTACAAGTTTGGTTATATCTTCATTTATAAGATCAGGAGACTTTGATCTTGATATAGAGGGAGATGGTGAATATTTTATTAAAATTAGAAGATTTATTCCTGATTTTAAATATTTAGAAGGTAATGCCAAAGTAACTTTATTCTTTAAGGCTTATCCCGCAGATTCAACCACGGCTCTAGGACAAACAACCGTTGGCCCATTTACAATATCTTCAACAACAGATAAAATAGATACTCGCGCGCGAGGAAGACTTGCGTCAATAAAAATTGAAAACGATGCATTAAACGATAACTGGCGTTATGGAGTATTTAGAGTAGATATACAACCAGATGGCAGAGGCGGAAGTGGACCACAAACATAATGGCTAGAGGAACTTGTTGGAGAGGATTTGAACAAAAAGGCATGAAGAAAAAAGGTAATAGACTAGTTGCTAATTGTGTAAGGGCAGCAGCGGAAGGTGGAGAAGCTAGAATACCTAGAAAACCAGGTCAACCTGCAGGATCAAAAAAACATTCTGATTTATATACAGACGAAAATCCAAAAGGAACAATTAAAGGTTTAAAGTTTGCAACTGAAACAGACGCTAGAAAAAGTGTATCAAAAATTAAAAACAGTGGTCGTAAACAAGCACATAAAATACAAGCAGCGGTAGCGATGGAACAAAGAGCTGGTGTAATGGGTAAAGCAGATGTAGTAAATGTGTATCGTAATTACATAGATTCAATTAAGAAGAGCAAACAAGAAGGCGGATTTATATCTATTAAAGGAAAAGATTACATTAGCGATTTATTATAATGGCAAAAATTAATATAGTAATACCAGAACCACAGGATCCTTATACCGTTAATAATTTTAGACAGATTAATCAAACGTTAGAGACTTTACAAAATCAATTAAACACAAGTTTTAACGAAGATATTCAAGAAGACTTACAGACTTTAAGTTGGTTTTTAATAGGAACAGGTAGAAGAAGTACACAAGTAAATTCTTCAAACGGAGCATTAATTATAGGAACTCAACTAGCTGCAAGTGTAGCCGTAGTTACAGTAGTACTCACATGACAATAGTTTATAAAGTACAAGGATATGATTTAACGACATCTACACTTACGACAGTGTTAACGATTGATGCATCATCAAGAGCAATAGTTAAAGAAATAACTGTGGCTAATGATACAGTTTCATCTACGGAGGTTAATCTTTATGTACGAGATAGCTCTGCATCAACTGAATATAAATTTTTTCATGTTTTTGTTCCAGCTAATAATACAGAATATGCTGTTAATAATACACTGGTTTTAGAAGAAGGAGATAGTTTAAAATTTCAATCGGCAACTGGAAATGCCCTGTCTGGACAAATATCATACGCTTTGATAAATAGATCTCAACAAAATGGCTAGAAAAATAAGTAATGGTTCAGGTTCTTTTATTAAATATACTAATAAAAAAAGACCAGGCA